GGCAAACATTACCCAGGTATTAGGTACTCAAGCAGCATTACCTACATCTACTGGTGCTGCCAGTAGTATTAGTGAAGCACCTGTAGTTCGTCTTTATAATTCCCATGCAAGTACTGCTTATCTTGTAACTGTTGTAGAAACTCAGGGTGGTGATACTGTTGGGTCATTTACAATGCCAGCAGGTTCTGTTGAATATTTACGGAAAAAGTACGCTCAATGTATTTTTGCAGAAAACGCCGCTATATTAGGTGCCAAAGTAGGATTTACCAATTAAGAAAATGAAACTCATTACAGAAGAAATTTCAAGTGTTAAATTTATTACCGAAGGAAAAGGTAAAACTAAAAAATGCTATATTGAAGGGGTTTTCCTACAAGGAAATCTAAAGAATCGTAATGGGAGAATGTATCCTGTCAATACTCTTGCAAAAGAAGTTGGTAGATATAATGAATCTTTTATTAAAAAAGGTCGTGCCGTTGGTGAGTTGGGACATCCTGATGGACCCACTGTAAATTTAGATAGAGTTTCTCATAGAATTACTTCTCTGAGACAAGAAGGTAATAATTTTGTTGGTAGGGCACAAATTCTTAGTACTCCTATGGGTAAGATTGCATCTTCACTTATTGAAGAAGGTGTTACGTTAGGAGTTTCTTCTCGTGGTATTGGAACATTAAAAGAAGATCGTGATGGTCTTAAGGTTGTTGGTGAAGATTTTCAGTTAGCGACTGCTGCTGATATCGTTGCTGATCCTTCTGCACCTGATGCTTTTGTTAATGGAATCATGGAAGGAAAAGAATGGGTTTGGGAAGGAGGAATTCTTCGTGAACATTTTATTGATGAGACCAAAAAGAGAATTAATACTCTAGTTGGTCAAAAAGCACTTGAAGAACACAAGTTAAATCTATTCAACGATTTTCTCTTAAATCTTTAAGTTCTATAAATAAATACAGATTAATTTAAATATCTAAAAATGTCCGTTGGTAACGAATTACAAGAAATGGAAAACGTAGTAAACAAAAACGCTGCGCCTGCTGAACCAATGCACAAGGGCCCTCAAGAGACCACTCCTGGTAGTGCAACTCCCGGCCAAGGTGCTATTGAGGATTTAGGCGGCCCGACTCCAGAGAACTATAAGGTTGATAACGATTCAGCTAAATTAAAGACTCCTGGAAAAACCCTCAAGCAAGTCAGAGATGTCGTTAACAAAAACGCAGTACCTGGCGATCAAGCAATGCCTACTTTGAAAAAAGAGGAAGAAGAAAGACCTGAAGATCAGGTTGTTTCTGAAGAGGAGAACACCGACGAGGAAATCGTTGCCGAAGAACCTGCTAACGGAGAAGATGTAGTTTCCGAAGAGGAAACTGTTGTCAATAAGATTGATGTTGAGGAAGATCTCAATGCTCTTATTGCTGGCGAAGAACTTTCCGAAGAGTTCCAAGAAAAGGCACGGACAATTTTTGAAGCTGCAATTACATCTAAGGTTGCAGAACTCAAAGAAGAACTTGCTAAAGAGTATGAAACCTCTTTAACAGAAGAAATTGTGTCCATTAAAGAACAACTTGAAGATAGGACTGATGCTTATCTTGAGTATGTTGCTGATGAGTGGCTGGAAGAGAATGCTCTCGCAGTAGAACATGGACTTAAAACAGAAATGACTGAATCATTCCTTACTGGAATGAAAGGTCTATTTGAAGATCATTATGTAACTATCCCTGAAGAAAAATATGATGTACTCAATAGTATGGTAGAAAAACTTGATGAAATGGAGTTAAAACTCAATGAACAGATCGACAAAAATGTCGCTCTTAATAAGAGATTGTCCGAATCGGTTGCTGATGTAATTCAATCAGATGTAGCTGAAGGTCTAGCACTTTCCCAAAAGGAAAAACTCGCTTCTCTTGCACAAAATGTTGAGTTTGTTAGTGAAGAAACCTATCGTGAGAAACTAGTAACGTTGAGAGAATCTTATTTTCCCACAAATACTAGTCAAAGAGATCACTCAGAAACCATTTCGGAAGGAACAGCCGAGGCACCTCAAGTCAATTCAGATTTGATGGAAAGCTACCTTCAGACTATGAACAGAGTCTCTAAAAACTCAAAATGATTTCTAGATTATAGAACAAACTAACTTAAAAATTTAAAGAGGAAAAAATCAAATGCAAGCGTTCAATGCTGAACACCTGCAGGAGAAGTGGGCACCACTCCTAGACCATGATGGTATGGGGGAGATCAAAGACAATCATCGTCGAATGGTCACCGCAGTTCTCCTGGAGAATCAGGAAAAAATTCTTAAAGAGGAATCAGAATTCCTTGGCGAAGCAGCACCTACTAACTCGACTGGTGCTAGTGTCGCAAACTTCGACCCAGTGCTTATCAGCCTGATTCGTCGTGCAATGCCTAACTTGGTCGCTTATGACCTAGCTGGCGTTCAACCAATGAATGGTCCAACTGGACTTATCTTCGCAATGCGTTCTCGCTACAAGTCACAGACTGGTAACGAAGCATTCTACGATGAAGCAGACTCTGCATTCTCTGGTATCGGTACAAACTTTGCTGATCCATCCGGTTCAACAGGATATGTTGCTGGTGGTGGTGGAGTAAGCGTTGGTTTAGGTACAACTGCCCAAAGAGGTGGCGATCCTGGACTTCTCGATTCTGCTGGTACAGACGGTCAAGTCTACAACGTTGGTGAAGGTAACACAACTGCTTGGGCAGAAGCTCTAGGTAGTGATGGATCACCTCAGTTCAACGAAATGGCTTTCTCAATTGAGAAAGTAACGGTTACTGCTAAGTCACGTGCTTTAAAGGCAGAGTACAGTCTAGAACTTGCTCAAGACTTGAAAGCAATCCACGGATTGAATGCAGAGGCAGAACTTGCCAACATTCTTTCTACTGAGATTCTTGCAGAAATCAACAGGGAAGTTATTCGTACCATTTATAACGTTGCTAAGCCTGGTGCTCAGTCAAACGTTGCTACTGCCGGTACATTTGACCTTGACACTGACTCTAATGGTAGATGGTCAGTTGAGAAATTCAAGGGTCTAATTTTCCAGATGGAAAGAGACGCTAACGCCATCGCGCAGCTCACTCGTCGCGGGAAGGGCAATATGATCCTTTGCTCCGCAGACGTTGCTTCTGCTCTAACAATGGCTGGTGTACTTGACTACACTCCTGCTCTTAATGCTAACCTTAATGTTGATGATGCTGGCAATACCTTTGCTGGAACTCTTCAAGGTAAGTACAAGGTATACATTGACCCATATGCTGGTGGTCAGAACCAAGGACAATTTGGTGCACCTGCAACACTTGGTGGTCAATACTACGTTGTTGGTTATAAGGGTTCTTCACCTTATGACGCTGGACTGTTTTATTGTCCATATGTCCCTCTCCAAATGGTCAGGGCAGTGGGAGAGAATACTTTCCAACCAAAAATCGGGTTTAAGACTCGTTACGGAATCGTTGCTAATCCTTTCTCACAAGGTGCTACAACCACTAATCCTGGTGCTATCATCCGTAACTCCAACGTATACTATCGTCGCGTTAAAGTTGCAAATCTCATGTGATACAGAAGTTTATATACTTCAATCATTTACAAAGACTCTTCTTCGGAAGGGTCTTTTTTTTGTCTAAATAAATGTGTAAAGTTATATTACGACCTATGTTTTGCAAATTCTCTAAAATGACTCTAGAGGAACGTCGTGAAAAGAAACTAAAAATGTATAATTTCTTTGAAGAATCTCTAGAAGAAAGACTAGCTGGAATAAAGGCTGCTAAGGCAAAGTTGGAAGAGCAGATGGCAAAGGATACTCTATAAATAAAAAAGAAACCTATCGTGAACTAATGCCATATCATATTAAGAAAACTAGTATTCTTGGTTCTGCTGTTCCTAATAGTGGAGTAGAATATTATACTGGAAATAATATTTGGAATGATGATTATTCCAAAAGAAAAGTATATACCAATAAAGCAGATGCCGATGCTCAGGCAGCAACTACGGTTACTTACACTTTAGGAGATAAGACTATTACGTATCAACCTGATTGGTGGAAAAACTCAACAGTTGTAACTGAATAAATAAAAATAAAAGTAGTATTACCATGAAACCTACTCCTAAAGAGCATAAAGAGGCAGTTGACAGACATGCTAAAATAGTAAACCATCTAATTGAAGAAGGTTATGCTCAAGATGCAAAAGACGCTGATTCAATTATAATGGGTATGAGTGAAGAATGGTTCAACCTTATTATTGACTAATGAAAGATTTTGATAGATTTATTGAAGAGGCAGCTGCTAAAAGATGCCCTAATGGAGAATTTTATGATCTTGAAGGCAAAAAATGCCGGATAATTCCTCGTGGTTACCATATGGGTGGCAGAGGATATATTGAACCAGATGAGAATGGTAAAAAAAATGGCAACGGTAATGGCAATGGGTCCCATAACGGGAATGGAAATGGTAATGGCCATGGTGGCAATGGTAATGGTAGCGGCGGCAACGGCGGCAGTGGCAATGGCGGTGGAGGCAACGGAGGTTAAAAATGGCTAGAAATCCATTAGAGAATCAAATAGCTAATAGAAATTTTCTATCTCCAATTGGATTTAAGTTTACTATTGCGAAGACACCTAAAGTTGACTTTTTCTGCAATTCTGCTAGAATACCGGAAGTTACTTTGGGTACTGCCATACAGCCCAGTTATTTGAAGGATATTGATGTTCCTGGTGATAAATTACAATTTGGTGATTTAACATTAAGATTTTTGGTTGATGAAGAACTTGTAAACTATATGGCTATTCATAATTGGATAACTGGTTTAGGATTTCCAGAAACCCCACAACAATATAAGGATGTAACCACGGATTCTAACCAAAACTCTTCAACTTATGGACAACAATCCACCACAGAAGCATTCAGTGATGCATCTCTTCATATTTTAAATAGTAATTATAGAACAGTTGCGATTGTTAAATTTCATGAAATGTTTCCAACATCATTAACGTCTTTAGATTTTACAGCAACCGATGCCGATATAAATTA